CTATGCTACGCTAACTAGTTAGATAGACCAAATAAACTCCCACCGTAAATCCCTACATATTTTTTCCCAAATCTTATCCTGGGCATAGAGTTTATCACGATTTTTCAATAAAGGAAAACAATGAAGAAAATCATCTAATTCCAGAAGTTCACATAACTTATATAATACATAGGAATACGATAAGAAATTAGATCTTTCTGCTGGACAATGCTTCTGAAACGACGGCTGGATTTCCTTAAACAAGTATCGCAACTTTTCTTCCGTCTCACGATCCATGACTGGTGCCGTGTGGCCGTTCAGACGACTTAGAATATGTGGAACATGTTCGTAAAAAGAATTATACTTGAGTTTCTTAAGAATCTCACGTATTTTACTGCGATTCAAGGAACCTGGAAGTATACGCTCTTTCTTAATCTGACCCTGAATATTTTCAAAAACTTCCTCAGGAATTTCTGTGCTTTCCTTTGCCTGGAATTGCGCCAACCACTCATTAAAATGATTAATACGCTTATAGGCATAATAAGAAACCTCACGAGGAGGATCCTTATAACTTGGCTTATCTGAATCCATCAAAATAAGTTTATGGAATCCACAATGCGGGCACGATACGGTTGCGTCATTAACGGAAATCTTCATATCTTCTCCACATCCATCGCATACAAAGGATGGATTAATGAGAGCATGTGTTGATGGTCTATTATACAGTGGATCCATCCGTTGTAAGTATTGGTCTAACAAGGCATCTCGTCTAAGACTATCTCCACCTGTTTCTTTGGCATAAGAGTTGGAAGGAGCCTGTAATTTGACTCCACTAATATCATTTCTTGAGGCATTTTCCAAGGCTTCAAATACACTTCCTGGTCTGGCTCTATCAGCCACTGATATAATATTATCTGCTCCTCTATTGATTCTATCCTGAATATCGTAATACTGAAATAATAGGTCACCTGTCTGTAAATAGTAATCAAACACTGAACCCTTCTCATCAACAGAATCTAGTTTACTCTTCACATCCTTTATTTCTTGTTCTATCTGATATCTCTCAATGTCTGTATGATCTTGCTTATAGTCTTGAATTAACTCTTGATATTTCTCTCTTAATACATTCATTTGCTCCCCTGTGTCCTTTACTTTCACCAGATAATGCTGATGGACGGTATCTAGAGTTGTCCTGGCTTCTGGATTAGACCGTTTTGAAGGACGGATCTTGAAGAACGGATCAGTCATAGTATACTACCAAAGAGGACAAGAGTTTCTTTAGCCCTATACTAATCAAATCTGAATGGACTATCAAAATATCGAGGAGAAGGCTTTAGCAACTATCAAAGCACGATACCAATATGAAATCTGGGTATATAGTGATAAGAAAGTAAGAGTAGAGACAAAGGTATATGCATAAGAGGCACTTGAATTATGAAGTTTGGTATTAAATTGCCTCCCGGCCGATTTCAATTTTTCACGGGAAAAAGTAAATTTCAAGATTTTTTTTCTCTCCTGTAGGTATAATCAGATGACTGGAGGAGGGTTGATGCAATTGGTCGCCTATGGCGCACAAGACGTATATCTCACGGGAAATCCTCAGATTACCTTCTTCAAGGTGGTATACCGCCGCCACACGAACTTCGCCATGGAGTCCATTGAGAACCCTTTCAACGGTTCCCCTGGCTTCGGTCGCAAGGTAACGTGCACGATCCAGCGCAATGGCGACTTGATCTACCGCATCTACCTCCAGGCGACGCTCCCCAAGGTGTCTCTCCAGGCCACAGACGGCTCAGGTGCCCAGTTCCGCTGGCTCAACTGGGTCGGCCACAACTTGGTCAAGAATGTCGAGCTCGAAATCGGCGGTCAGCGCATCGACAAGCACTATGGTGACTGGCTCCAGATCTGGAATGAGCTCACGCAGGAGGCTGGCAAGCAGGCTGGCTACGCCAAGATGGTTGGCAACGTGCCCCAGCTCGTGAACCTCCTCGTCCAGGGTGGTGAGGACTGCGACAACTGGTGCGCCGGCGGTGAGCCCAACTCATCCAACGAGACGCTCATGTGCGCCCCTGAGTACACACTCTACATCCCTCTCCAGTTCTGGTTCAACCGCAACCCTGGCCTTGCTCTCCCTTTGATCGCCCTCCAGTACCACGAGGTCCGCATCAATCTCGAGTTCAATGACCTCCGTAACCTCTGCTTTGACCAGACGCCCGTTGGCTCCAACCCTCACTTGATCCGTGAGCGTGTGGCGGCCGCTGGCCTCGTCGCTGCGTCCCTCTATGTAGACTACATCTACCTAGACACGGATGAGCGCCGCAAGTTCGCCCAGGTGTCCCACGAGTATCTCATCGAGACGCTCCAGTTCACGGGCGGTGAGTCCATCACGAGCTCTTCAAACAAGCTCAAGCTCAACTTCAACCACCCCTGTAAGGAGCTCATCTGGGTTGTCCAGCGTGATTCCTTCGTCTCATGCGATGACAACGTCATTGCGCCCTGGAAGGGCCAGCAGCCCTTCAACTACTCTGACTGGTGGGACCGTGCCATCCTCGAGTCTGGTTACTCCGTCACGCGTGTCGAGGGTCTCGCCGGCAACAACCCCACGATTACGGCTCTCCTCCAGCTCAACGGCCACGACCGCTTCCAGGTCCGCGAGGGACGCTATTTCAACGAGGTCCAGCCTTACCAGCACCACACCAACGTGCCTGCGGTTGGCATCAACGTCTACTCCTTCGCTCTCCAGCCCGAGCAGCACCAGCCCTCAGGCACGTGCAACTTGTCCCGTATCGATAACACGACGCTCCTCCTCACGGTGTCCAACAACGCTGTTGGCACGGCGACGAGCGCAACGGTCCGTGTGTATGCGACGAACTACAACGTGCTCCGTATCATGTCAGGAATGGGCGGCCTTGCCTACTCTAACTAAAGTATCTGCGAGCAGATTCTATATCACAAAACCAGCAGGGATTTCAGAAATCTCTCAAAAACAAGAATTTACAAGAATTACGAAAGTGTGGACAATGTCCCCAGTTCCGGAATTTGTAGAGTTTTATTCATTGCGATAAATAGGGATGTCCAAGAAAAAGAGCAAGTCTGCCATGACTGTTAATAGGGTTCCTATAGAATCTCCAAAGGAACCTATAGAAGACCCTATCGAAGTCTTAGCAAAACAACAAAATATATCCTATGATACCGCAAAGGCCGTTATAGAAACTAGAAAGGCATTAGAGGAAGCAAAAATACGTTCAAACGAAATGGCTAAAAAATATGAAGAGATTTCTAATGCTTTAGCATTACAACTAGATACAGAACATAAAAAGGCTAAAAAGGCATTAGAGGAAGCAAATATGCGTTCTGAAGAATGTTCTAAGGCATTAGAATTACTTAGAAGAAAATCAAATCCTATATTCAAGATCGCTTCATTATATACTCCTTTGAAGACTGACCATAGCCCGAAGTAAGAACATGGTCAATTACAAATCCACGCTTCATCAAGGAATCCAATAAAATCTCAGACTGATTCTCTTGTAGCGTAATATTAAATGGAAAGTGTATGATTACATACTGTTTCTCTTTAACAAGCAAATCTAAAATATCCTCTTTTATAATTACACGCCCCCGATTGTTAGGATAATAGTCAATCGTCCAAAGTCTAGGCATAGTTACCTCAAAAGATACAAGGTGTGCGCCAGAAAACATCTCACTATATGCTATACGTAGTTTTTCTATAAGTCCTTTATAGAATGCCTGTATCATTTAACCCTATTACGAGATCTGCTAGTGGAACAGAAGCTCCGCTTTCTAATAGAAGATGGGGCAATAAAAAAGAATTTAGTAAACAATATAAATACCCGGCAAATCACCAGTTTCCAAGCATAAATGGTAATGCTTCTAAATCTAATCTTTGGATAACTAATCGAAATATATTTCAAACGTATCTTGATCCAGCGAATAAAGAGCGACGTGGAAATCCTCAATTAGCAAGTGCTGAGCGCAAGAGAATTCTTGCGAAAATAAAAGCTAATGAGGAAGCTGGTAAGTCTTATAGTATATATGATATTCGTGATAAATTACATGCCTCTAGCGACCCTACTGATAATGCAGCAGGAGATGTATTAAATACAATGATTTTGAACCTTGTAAGTTCAAACAT